ACAGCGGGGAGCCGGAAACGGCTTCCCGCTTATTGTTTTATGAGCGCAATTAAAGACGGACGTTTCCCGATCACACTCGACAAGGAAAGACACCTTCTTTTCAGTCTGAACGTTATTGACGAAATGCAGGACAAATTCGGCGGTTTCGATCGCCTTGATGCGGCGCTTTCCGGAAAGGACAGCATTAAAAACCTTCGCTGGCTTCTTACCCTGCTTCTGAACGAGGGCGCGGACGACGGCGACGAAGAGCTTACCGAAAAACAGGTGGGGAAACTTATTCATACGGGAAACTTCAACGAAGTAAAATCTTCGATCTTCAAGGCGTTTTCGCTGGGCAACAACGGCGCAGAAGAGCCGCCCGCCCGCGACGATGAAGAGGACGACGAAGAGGAAAACGAAATCAGAAAAAACGCGGCGGCGGGCAAGGAATAATCGACCTTGCCCGCCTTCTTTATATCGGCGTTACGCTTCTTCGGTGGAGCGAAGCCGAAGTTTGGCGAATGACACCGTATAAAATCTTGACGCTTTTTAAGATACACAAGCAATTTAATCCGGAGCGCTTCAAGCCGGAAGAGCCGGAAGCCGATATTGACGACGTGTTAGGAGGGTTGTAAATGGCGAAGGAAGAGCAAATCAAATCGAAAATTGTTCTTGAGGGCGAAAAAGAATATCGGGACGCTTGCAAAGGTATCAATGCTTCCCTTCGCGAAATCGGTTCGGAAATGAAACTTGTAACGGCTGAATTTTCCGGAAATGCAGACAGCGTAGAAGCACTGGCGAAGAAGCAGGAAATTTTACAAAAACAGCTTGAGGAACAGGCGAAAAAAGCCGGAGCCGCAGAAGAAGCGTTAAAGAAAATGCGTGAAGGCGGCGTCGATCCCACAAGCGTTGCCTTCAAGAAAATGCAAACAAATCTGAATAACGCGAAAGCGGATATGGAAAAAACACAGGCGGAAATCAACGGGATAACCGAAAGCCTAAACAAAACTACGCCAGCGTCGGAAGAGTTTGCAACAGAAGCGGCAAATATAGACAAGCAATTAAAGCTTCTTGCGTCCGAAATGAAGGTTGTATCCGCAGAATACGAAGGGAACGCGGACAGCGCCGAAGCGCTGAAAGCAAAACTTTCCGTTTTGCAAAAAACCTACACAGAACAGGAAAAGAAGGTTCAATCGCTCGAAAAAGCCCTAAGCGCCGCGAAAAGCGAATACGGGGAAAATTCAGACGAAGCGAGAGAATACGAAAGGCAGTTGAACGAATGCAAAGCGGAGCTTAAAAGCACGAAAACACAGGTAGACAAAACAACAGACAGCCTTGAAAAATCAAGCGGGAGCTGGGACAAGATCGGAAGTGCGGTAGGAAAAGCGGGAAAAGCAATCGGGGCGGGCGCGTTTTTAGGGCTTGCAGAGAGTACGCGCGAAGCGCGCGAAAATATGGGCAAGCTGGAAGCGGGCTTTACAACGGCGGGGCATTCCGCAGAGGACGCGAAGAACACCTATACCGAATTGTACGGCATTCTTGGTGACGACGGACAGGCGACAGAAGCCGCCGCCCACCTTGCACAGCTTACGAACAATGAACAGGAGCTTGCGACGTGGACGGATATAGCAACGGGCGTTTATGCGACTTTCGGCGACAGTTTGCCGATCGAGGGCTTGACAGAAGCCGCAAACGAAACGGCAAAGACAGGCGCAATTACAGGCAGTCTTGCCGATGCGCTGAACTGGGCGGGCGTTTCGGAAGATGAATTTCAAGCGAAGCTGGACGCTTGCACTTCAGAGCAGGAGCGGCAAGCGCTGATTACGGAAACGCTGAACGGGCTTTATTCAGACGCGGCGGAAGCATACAGGGAAGTTAACGGCGATATTATCGAAGCGCAGAAGGCGACGGCTTCCCTTAATAGCGCTATGGCGGCGCTGGGCGCGATCGCTGAACCGATCGTTACGAAGCTGAAACAGCTTGCGGCGGAACTTCTGCAACAGATAACGCCGTTTGTAGAGTTGATCGGAAACGGGCTGACCGGAGCGCTGGAGGGCGCGGAAGGCGCGGCACAACAGTTTACAGACGGATTGCTGGGAATGGTGACGTTTGCAATCCAAACGCTGACGGAAATGTTACCGACCTTTATAAACTTCGCTTTTCAGATGATCGCGAATATAGCAACGGGGATAGCGCAAGCATTGCCGACGCTTGTACCGTCGCTGGTTCAGCTTGTAACCGATATTGTGCAAGTGCTGATTGACAATATCCCTTTGCTGATAGATGCCGCATTACAGCTTGTTACAGGGTTGGCGCAGGGTATCATAAACGCGATCCCCGTTCTTGTGGCGGCGCTTCCGCAGTTAATAACGAGCCTTGTTGACGGACTTCTGGCGGCGATCCCGCAGATCATTCAAGCGGGTATCGACCTTTTGACCTCCCTTATTACCGCCCTTCCGGAAATCATCACGACGATTGTAACGGCTATTCCGGAAATCATAAACGGGATTATTACGGCGCTTCTTGAAAATATCCCGCAGATTGTTCAAGCGGGCATTGACCTTCTTGTGGCGCTGATACAGGCGCTTCCGCAGATCATAACGACGATCGTACAGGCGATCCCGCAGATTATCAGCGGAATTGTAAACGCGCTGATCCAGAACATACCGCAAATCATTCAAGCGGGCGTTCAGTTGTTCGTTTCCCTCATTCAGAACTTGCCGACAATTATAGCCGAAATTGTCAAAGCGGTTCCGCAAATCGTTAGCGGGATCGTTTCGGCGCTCGGTTCCCTTGTCGGTGAAATGGTGAAGGCGGGTGCGAACCTTCTTCACGGCTTGTGGGAAGGTATTTCAAGCGCGGCGGGCTGGCTATGGGAAAAGGTATCCGGCTGGGCTTCTTCCCTTGTAGACGGAATTAAAAACTTCTTCGGTATTCACTCCCCTTCTACCGTATTCGCCGAAATCGGTACGAATATGGGTGAAGGCGTGGGCGTAGGCTTCGGCGAAAGTATGAACGGCGTTTCCGCTGATATGACCGCCGCGATGGGCGGAGCAGGACAGCTTACCGCCGCCGAAGCGGTGCGCGCCGTGAATGACGGCATTATAGCAAATATCGAGGGGCTTTCCGGCGCGGTAAACGCCATTGTCGAGCGGGTTATAAGTGGACTGACCGCACAGGCGCAACGGCTTATTCAAGCCGGACAGGACTTCGGGAACAACATTGCTTCTGGACTGATTAACGGTATCCCGCAGATTACCGCGAAGATCCCGCAGATCACGCAAAGCATTATTACCGCCTTCAACGCGCAAAATCAAAAGTTCATCGACGCGGGCGTTACGATTGACCGCAATATCGCTTCCGGTATGGTGCAGGGTATCCCGCAGATTACAAGCAAGGTGGCGCAGATCGTACAGCCTATCTTGACGGAGCTTCGTTCCTTCGTATCCGACTTCACAGCGGCGGGCGAAGAGATGGTGCGCGGCATTTGGCAAGGCTTTCAAAATATGTCGAGCTGGCTGGAAAGCCGCGTGCGTTCGATGATGCGCGAGATTGTCGCGGCGGTTGAAGATGAAATGGATATTGCTTCCCCGTCGAAAGTGTTTGCGGGTATCGGCGAATATATGGCGCAGGGGCTTGGCGAAGGCTTCGGGCGTGAAATGCGGAACGTTGAAAAGACGATCCGCAAGGCGACCGACAGCGCCGTTCCGGACGATCCCGAACCGCGCCCGCGCACGGGTGGCGGGCAGGAAGCGACGTTCAAGGTTGTTCAAAACATCTACGCGAACGATACTTCCTACGCCCAGCAACAGCGAGAGGCGGCGCGGCAGTTCAGAATGATTGCGCGGGAGGTAATGACCTAATGAAAGTGCAAGAGAAATTGACCTACACGAACGAGCGGGGGGAAAGCATTGTCTTTTCCCCTGCTTCTTCGTATCACGTAAACTTCAAGGACGTTTCCGGCTTGTCCGACGTGCAGAACGCTATTTATTCAACAAACAGTATGGGGCAGGACGGAGATACGTATTTAGGATACCGCATTGAAAGCCGCGATATTGACATCGTGGGACATATCAAGGAGCGGGACAAGATCGCTATACAGGAATTGCGCCGCAATCTGAACCGAATATTAAATCCGCAGTATTCCGCGACGCTTACTTACGAATTAGGCGACTTCAAGCGGGTTATCGGTTGCACGATCAACAACGCGCCTATTTTTAAGCGCGGAACGATTTTCGAGCAATTCACGATCCAGCTTTCGTGCCTTAATCCGTTTTGGCGCGAAGAGGCGGAAACGCGCGAGGATATAGCAACGTGGATCGGCGGCTTTGAATTCCCCGTTCCGGACGGGCTGGAAATAACGCCGGATTGGGAAATCGGCTACCGCCAGCCTTCGCTGATCGTCAACGTATTCAATTCCGGCGACGTGAAAAGCGGTATCCGTATCGAGTTCCGCGCGCTGGGCGCGCTGACAAATCCCCAGCTTTTGAACGTCAATACGCAAGAGTTCATCAAGGCGAATATTTCGCTTGAAGCGGGCGACGTGCTGACCGTTTCGACGGGGTACGGCGAAAAATCCGTGAAGCTGACGCGAAACGGAGCAGAAAGCGACGCTTTCCGTTATCTTGACGTTGACAGTTCATATTTACAGCTTGCCGTGGGCGATAACCTTTTCCGCTATTCGGCGGATACGAACGCAGAAAATCTTGAAGTATCTATCTATCACAATAACTTGTATTTGGGGGTGTAGCGGTATGGAATTATACGTCTATTCTTCCGAAATGGAGCTTCAAGGGATCGTCGAAAAAATCGCTTCGCTGATCTGGACGCGCCGCTATTGGAGTTGCGGCGAATTCAAACTTCTTGTTCCCTTCACCGAAGAGCATTCCCGAATGCTGGTGAAGAACAATATCATTATGAAGCGCGGCGACGACGAAGCGGCACAAATCCGGTACGTTTCAATTACGAAGAATTCGCAGGGGCTGGAGGAAATCGAGGTTCAAGGAAAGTTCCTTATCACGTGGATCGGGAAGCGGATAATCAAGAAGCAGATTATCACGAACGACACAACGCAGAACATTCTATACCGCATTGTACGTGAGAACGTAACAAGCCCGACAGAAACGGAGCGGAAAATTCACGACGTTTCCATAGCTACGGACGACAGCGACACCGGAAGCGGGGTTATTAACTACACTTCCGAACAGTACGTAAACGCACAGCTTGCGGCAGAAACGGCGGCGAAGGCGGCAAAGCTGGGGATACGAATGCGGACAGACGCGCGAACGGGTATGCACGTCTTTTCCGTCTACGAGGGGCGCGACCTTACGGCTGGCAACAGCGCGGGGAATGCGCCCTGTATCTTTTCACAGGAATTCGATAACATCGTCGAGCAGGAATACACGAACAGCATTGAAAACCTAAAAACAACGGCGTTCGTCGGCGGTGAAGAGAAAGAAGGCGTTGCGCGGAAGGTTGCCGAAGTAGGCGGATCGGCAGCAGGGCTGGCGCGTGAAGAGGTATTCATAAACGCCACCGATATTGTGCAGGAATACGAGAATGACGACGGAGAACAAGTATCGCTTACGGATGAGGAGTATTTAGCACTTCTTTCCGCCCGAGGTGCAGAGGAATTAGAACAGTACGCGGAAACGCTTTCGTTCGGTTCAAAGGTAAACACCTTCGCGAACCTGATCTACCGAACCGATTACGATTTAGGCGACCGCGTTACTTGCGTGAACAAGCGCTGGGGAATTCGCATTGACGTTCGCATAACGGAGATCGCGGAAACCTATCAAAACAACGTCGAAGAGATTGATATAACTTTCGGCGAAAGTTTGCCCGCGCTTTTAACACAGATACGGCAGATCACAAAATAAAGGGGTGTAAATATGGAAAAATCGAGCTTTTTTAACAGCGTATCCGGCGACCGAAAATATAAGGCGGAAGATTGGGCTTCCTATTTCGGATCGTTCATCGGAAACGGCGTTTTCCCCGTTCCTTCGACGGGGCTTCAAGTTGTCGCCGGAAGCGGAATGCAAGTAACCGTGAAGGCGGGCAAAGCGTGGATCAACGGCTATTTCTACAACAACACAAGCGACCTTTCTTTGACGCTTGCAACGGCTGACGGCGTTTTGAACCGCATTGACCGCATTGTGGTTCGATGGGACTTGACGAACCGCGTTATTTCGGTGAAGGCGAAATCTTCTTCGTATTCGGCTTCCCCTACCGCGCCCGCCGTCGAGCGGGACGCGGATATTTACGAATTGGCAATCGCCGACGTTTACGTGGGCGCGGGCGTTACCGCGATCACGGGATCGAGCATTACCGACAAGCGGCTTGATACTACCGTTTGCGGCGTTGTAGCGGGGCTTGTCGATACCATCGACACGACAGCTTTTAACGCACAGCTTGAAGCGTGGTTCGCTGAATATCAGAGCGACAGCGCGGCGGAGTACAATTCCCTTGTATCGTATATGAATTCCTTGAAGTTGCAGGGAAACACGCAGTACGACGCGCTGGAAGAGTATTTCGCGGACTTCAAGACGGAAGCGCAAACGGAATTCGATGCTTGGTTTGAAGGCTTGCAGGACGTGCTGGACGATGACGCGGCAGGAAACCTTCTGAATATGATTACGGCGCTTTCCGCCCGCGTCGATCTGATCGAAGCCGTGATCTTCAACGATATTACCGATAATCCGTTCCTTATCTTGTTTGATGACCTTACAGGAATTACGACAACGGGCGTATGGAACGAGAGCTTACAGCGTATCGAATGTTAAAGCGGTACGCTTGCACGCGGGCGGAATTGTCGTGCATTATAGGGAACCTGTTTATCGAGCTTTCGCCGCCGTGCGAACGTTGCGGCGAAGATGCTTTGACGATCACGGGAACGACCGTAACCGGAAACAAAGGAACACTTTTCGTTACGGCGGCTGGGTTTGATTTCGAGGGGTGCGCCGAAGATGCCGTTACTATTGACCGCATACGAAAGGGACGGTGCATAAATGCAAAGGCAGGAACGAGGAAGGAAGGAGCCTTCGGAATTTAACGTGATTGTGAAGTGCAAAGATTTAATCAAGCACACATTCACGGTTACAAACAGCACGGAGCGTTTCCCGAAGAAATATCGCTTTACCCTTGTGAACCGCATACAGGACAAAGCGGTGGATATTTACGAATGCGCCCTTGAAGCGAATGAATTAAACCTTCTTGACGCGCAGGAATTCAAGGAACGGCAGAAGCTACAGGCAAAGGCAATGACCTATTGCAAAGAGCTTCTATTTTTCATAGAGCTTTCGCACGAACAGGGCTTCATATCAACGAACAGTTGCGAATACTGGTCTAAACTTGTGCTTGACGTGAAGTATATGTTAGCCGCGTGGAAAAAGCGGGATCGTGTGAGAGGGTGAACCGTTTGGGGTACATCTTGATACGCCTAATTCGTCGAACGCCAACAACGTCCGCAACGTCAATTCCGATGGCACGCTGAACAACAACAACGCTTACAACGGGAACAGGGGCGTTCGCCCGCTTCGGTGGAAAATGAGATCGAGTAGGCATAAGCCGAAAGCAGAATACCACCATCAAAGGAAGGTGTATCCCGCCGCCGCGATCCACAGCGGGGGGCAAATACAGGATCGCCGATGCCGGAGCATTCCGAACGGAAGGCAAAGGCTACGTACAGCGAGGATTTTTTATGACAGATTACGAGAAGATATACAGCTTCGAGAACCTATACAAAGCCTACCGAAAGGCGCGGCAAGGCAAGAGGTGGAAGGGAGCGGCGGCAAAGTTTGAAGTTAACCTTCTTGAAGCGCTGAACCTTTTAAGCTACCAACTACAAACAAAGAAATACACGCTTTCGCCGTATAACACGTTCGAGGTATACGAGCCGAAGCGCCGCGTGGTTATGTCGAACAGCTATAAAGACAAGGTTGTTCAACATTCGCTTTGCGATAACGTGCTTGAACCGATCCTTACACGATCGTTCATTACGGACAACTACGCTTCACAAGTGGGAAAAGGGACGCATTACGGGTTAGACAGGCTTCGGGAGTTCTTGCGGAGGTTTTACCGGAAAAACGGGATTGACGGGTGGATATTGAAGGCGGATATTTCCAAATACTTCTATTCCATTAGGCACGACGTGTTAAAATCCTTAATCCGCAGGAAAATAACCGATCCGGACGTTTTGTGGCTTGTTGAAATGATAATCGACAGCACAGAAGGAAACGTCGGAATACCGATCTGAAATCAATCTTCACAGCTTTTCGCCCTTCTCTACCTCAATAATTTAGATCACTTCATCAAGGAAAAGCTGGGCATTAAATACTACGGAAGATATATGGACGATTTCTTCTTGATACACGAAGATAAAGCCTATTTGCAGTATTGCCGCGCGGAGATCGAAAAACACGTTGCCGCGATCGGCTTGTCCTTGAACAATAAAACAAACATTTACCCGCTTCGGAACGGGGTGGATTTCTTGGGATTTCACACTTATTTGACCGAAACAGGCGCAGTTATACGGAAGGTACGCCGCCGAAGCAAAAACAATATGAAGCGCAAATTGAAGAAAATGCGCGGACTTGTGGAGCGGGGAAAGATCACGACGGCGACCGTCGAACAATCCTATCAAAGCTGGCGGGGACACGCCGCAAAGGGAAATTGTTATCACTTGATCCGGCGAACGGATCACTATTACAACAGGCTTTTCAATTCAAAGGAGGCGGAAAAATGTCAAAAGCATTAAGTTCCCTTGCCGTGGGAACAAAAATCGAAGTTCCGGTTCTTTCGGCGTATCAATCGCGCTTCGGTGCGAAGATAGTATTCAAAATTGCAGATAAGAACCATAGCGGGTATCCGGCGAATTCCGTTACGCTGATCGCCGAAAAGATTATCCAGCTTATGTGTTCAGATGCAAAGGAACCGAGTAACAGCAACAGCGACCGGAAGAATTACGGCAACAACAGGCACATTCATTCTAATATTTTGCAATGGCTGAACAGCAACGCAACGGCGGGAAAATGGTACAGCGCAAAGCACGGGCAGGACGCGCCGCCGACGAATGCGAACGTATGGGATAATAAAAACGAGTACGACGCTTGGGCGGGCTTCCTTGCTATGCTTGATCCGAAGTTTGTTGCGGAGCTTTTGAACACAACGCTTACCGTTGTAAAATCTTCAACGGACGGCGGCAGTTATGAAACCTTCGCGGCGAAAATGTTTCTTGCGTCCACCACCGAAGTGGGGCTTGCAAACGAAAACGGAATTGCAGAGGGTTCACGCCTTGCCCTATTCAGCAACGACGCTTCCCGCGTCGCCTACCCTACGGCGGAATGCGTAAAAAATTCGGAATACACAAGCGGAAGTCTGAACACGTCAAGCGGCTGGTATTGGTGGCTTCGCACGCCTAATTCGTCGAACGCCTACAGCGTCCGCTACGTCTATTCCGGTGGCGCGCTCAACTACGCTTACAGCGGGTGCTGGGGCGTTCGCCCGCTTTGCAATCTGCAATCTTCAATCTTGGTATCTGACAGCCCGAACGCAAGCGGAAACTATGAAATCATCTACAACGCCGCGCCTTCCGCGCCGCCCAGCATTACCGCGCCGGATACGGCGTACAGCGGGCAGAATATCAATATTTCTTGCGCGGAAGCCACCGATCCGGACGGCGACGCGCTGACCTACGTTTTCGAGAGAAGCGCGAACAGCGGCGCGTGGACACAGGTTCAGAGTTCCGCCGCCCGCACGTTTTCGGAAATGGTATCGACTTCGTGGAACACCCTGCAATACCGCGTGAAGGCGGTTGACACGGCGGGCAATTCTTCCGCGTACACGACAAGCGGAGCGATCGCGGTAATTCACAATCAGCCGCCCGTTATCAGCGGACAGAACGCCGATCTTGGCGTGAAGCGCGAGGATTTCACCTATGAATATAGCGTTACTGATCCGGATAAGGACGTTGTAAACGTTGTAGAAAAGATCGACGGAAGCCCGTTTAACACACGAAACAATATCACGCTGGGCGCAACGCTTACTCTTTCCGTAAGCGGCGATACCTTTACCGCGCTGACAAACGCCCAGCACACGATCGAGATTGTAGCGACCGACAGCGCCGGAAACAGCGCAACGCGAACACTCACGTTCACAAAGGCGATCAACAGCTTTGTAATTTCCCTTTCGGAGCCGCTGGAGGCAAACAGACAGCCGACGCGGTGCAATATCAATGTGAACAGAGATATTCCGGCTGGCGGCACGTTCAAGGTTGAAGCGTGCAATAATCCTTACGACGTTCAGCCCGTGTGGGAAGATTGCACGAATGCGGTAATTTCGGGACACGCGCACGTATTCAAAAACAAAACAAATACGGCGGTTCAGTTTGGCTTGAATATCCGTGTAACCGTAGAGCGCGGCAACGCGCTGACGGCGTGCTGGGTATCGGGGATCGGAGGTAATTTTGAATGAGCGTGAAACATAACAAAGACGGCGGCGGAAACGCGGAAATCAAGAAGGAATTGCAGGAAGTAAAGAAAGAAACACAAGAAGTAAAGACGGCGGGCGAAAGTGCCGCCGCCCTTCTTGCATTGTCGTTCAAGGCACAGATCGCACAGGATCGCGCGGCAAAAACGAACGTCATTTCCGACGCTATGATCCTGCAATCGGCGGAGGTTATCGAATATCCGGAATATGAGGACGCGCACGCCTATAACACCGTGGGCGAAATCATCAAGTATAACGGGAGATATTACGAGATTATCGCCGCGCACACGTCGAACGCCGTTTCTTATCCCGTTGAAACGACCTTCGCTTATTACCGCCTTGTAGAGCTTACACACACGGGAACGATTGACGATCCGATCCCCTATCCGGAAACGGCGGGGATCGTCGTAAACGTCCAGAACGGGAAATATTACAGCTACAAAGGAAAAGTCTATCTTGCAAAAGCGGATATGCCAAATTGCGTGTATCCGCCAGATACACCTTCCTTGTGGCAATGGGAAGAAGTAACAGGAAGGGAGGCATAACCGATGGAAGAAGGGATTTTAACCGCCCTTTCCGTAATTAGCGCGGTTTGCGCTATTGTGTTCGGCTATGTCGCATTCGTCCGAAATCGGGATCACGACAAAACGAAGGAGGCAAAGAGCGACGCAACAATCCTTACGGAATTAGGATACATCAAAGGCGGTATCGACGACGTGAAAGCGGAACAGCGAGAACAGCGAAAGACAAATACGGATTTCGTAGGAAGGCTTGTTTCGGTTGAAGCGTCGGCAAAACAGGCGCATAAGCGACTTGACCATATCGAACAACAAATTGATAACAAATGAAAAAAAGAGCGGGAACGGTTTATAAATGAGCCGTTTCCGTCTTTGTGTTTAGGAGGTATCCAGAATGAGCAACAGCACGCTGGCGGGCTATACAAGGATCACGAAGAACAGAACAAGCCCGCGAAATCATAAAATCGACACGATCACAATTCATTGCTACGTCGGACAGGTTACAGCGAAGCAGGGTTGCGATTACTTCGCAACTACCGATCGGGAATGTTCCGCGAATTACGTTGTCGGGAAGGATGGTTCGATCGGAAATTCCGTTAAAGAAAAGGATCGTTCGTGGTGCAGTTCAAACGAAGCAAACGACCAAAGAGCCGTTACAATCGAAGTGGCAAGCGACACAAAACACCCTTACGCCGTTACCGATAAGGCATACGCCGCGCTTCTTGATCTTGTAACGGATATTTGCCGCAGGAACGGGATCAAGAAACTTGTTTGGTCTACGAACAAGAATGAGCGCGTTAATCACTTGAACGGTTGCAATATGACAGTTCACAGGGATTACGCAAATAAATCTTGTCCAGGTGATTACCTGTACAACAGGCACGGGGAGATTGCGGCGGAAGTAAACAAAAGGCTTGGAGCTTCCACAGCGGAGCCGGAAACGCCTTCTTCCGGAACGGGTACGCTTTACAAGGTGCAGACGGGCGCTTTCAAGCAGAAATCGAACGCGCAGGCGCTGGAAAAGAAATTGAAGGCGGCGGGCTTCGATACCTACGTAGTGACTTCGGATGGCTATTACAAAGTACAGGTAGGGGCGTTCAGCAAGAAGGAAAACGCCGAAGCAATGCTTGCAAAGCTGAAAGCGGCGGGATATTCTGACGCTTTTATCACAACAGGAACCGGCGGATCGGCGGCACAGGAAATCAAGGTGGGAAGCAAAGTGCGCTTGAAGCAGGGTGCGAAAACCTACGACGGGAAAGGCCTTGCTTCCTTCGTGTATAACCGCGATCACGTCGTAAAGGAAATCAGTGGCGATCGCGTCGTGATTACATACGGCGGCGTAGTTGTCGCGGCGGTGAAGCTGTCCGATCTGACGCTTGTTTAATACACGGATTGCACGCGCGCGTTATCGGATCGCACGCCGTGCGATTTCGTGCGATCTATGGAAGGGGGAAATATGGGAAAGCGTTCAAGGCGCGGAAAGCGTCAAAAGAAGTTTCTTGCGGACGAACGTTTCGCAACAAAAGTTATTGTCGCGATCGGAATTACAACGGCGATCTTCATTGCGGCGCAGTATGTTTCTTTCCTCATTACGGGGATTGAACAAACAACGCTGATTACGTACTACTTTACCGCCGTTGTGATCGAGTGCGGCGCGCTTATGCTGAAACGTGTATCGGAAATCATTGCCGCAAGAGTGAAGAAAAAAGAAGAAATCGAACCGGAAACGGAAACAGACGAAAGCGAGGTTTTATAAATGATTGATCTTACACCCATTATGGAAGCGATTGCCGCCCTTGCCGCGGCTATTATTACCGCATTCGTAATCCCGTGGCTGAAAGGGAAAATCGACGCGGACAAGCTGGAGAAGATCGAATTGTGGGTAACGGTTGCCGTAGAAGCCGCCGAACAGATTTACGTGGGAAGCGGGCGCGGCGCAGAGAAAAAAGCCTATGTCGTGCAGTTCTTGCAGGAAAAGGGCTTCACCCTTGATCCCGACAGCTTGGACAAACTGATCGAAGCCGCCGTTTTCAATCTTCCGGAGTATATCGGACTGATTGAAGCGGAGGGCGAAGAGAACGACTAACACCGACAACGCCGCCCGCGTTTCCTCCTTCCGCGAAGCGGCTTTCGGCGGCGGGCGATCCCGTCGATAAAAAATTCCCCGCGAGGGCTACACGCCTTCGCGGGGCTTTTTTTGTTGGCATTATTGTTCCGGATCGGCGGGCGTTTCCGTTTCCGCCGTAGCGATTTTCCCTTTGATGAAACGATACAGTTTCTTACACCCTATCGCGATCCCCTTAAACAGGTAATAATAAATCTTGTAGATCGCCAAAAGCATAAAGTACAGACACCAGCCCGCGCCGATAATCATATACCACATAAAATAGAACATTCCGGCGACAAGCATAGCGCCACACCACAACAGGGCGTTGCGCTTATTTACGCAGATACCGAAGCCCAGCCGAAAACCAGTCATTCGTTTTAGTGTCTTTGTAAAGGTTACGAACATAGAGCAAATCCCCCTTTGAATTGTAAATTTTCAAGGCAGAATTTACCCATTCTGACCTTTAACACAATTATACGGCTTCCGCGCGATAAAATCAAGAATAAAGCGGAATATTTACACGCCGTTTGCAAATAATCAGAATGAAGAGGGATCGCGCACGATATGAAGATATATGACTATAACGGGAAAAAGAATATTTGCGGCGACCGCTTGCGGGAAGCGCGGGTTGTCCAGCGGCTACGGCAAGAGGATTTAGCCGCCAAAATACAGACGATGGGCGTTAATATGGAGCGGGACAGCATAAGCCGAATAGAGATCGGAACGCGGTTTGTATCTGATTTTGAATTGAAGGTATTTGCAAAGGTGCTGGGCGTTTCGGTTGATTGGCTTTTAGGAAACGAATAAAGGCGGCGGGCTTTCCCGTCGCCTTGTTTTTTCTTGTTTATTTTCAAAATCTATTGACATACTGCAATAAGTATGCTATAATTAAAGCATAGAAAGGAGGTGAAGAGAATGGCGCAAGACATAGGAAAAGCCTTGCAGGAGCTTTCAAAAGCGATTGAGAATAACGAAGCGGTGGAAAGCGTTGTTATCAAAATCACTTTGAAGAAGCAAAAACCCAGCAAGGCTTCAAATCCCAAAGAAAGCAAGTAGCTTTCATAGGCAGGGAACGGGCGGGAAACCGCCCTTCCCGTAAGCCCTATTATAATATAAATTGCCCGTGGCTGTCAATGGAACGGGCGGAAAGGGGCGTAATATGATTATTCGCAAAGGAAACAAGGAATACAGGGTTACAGAGCGGAGCGAATGCTGGGCGCTTTCCTGCACGATTGGCGGGCTATCGGTGGAATACAAGGTTCCGAAAGATATTTGCGCCAACGAAGAGGAATTGCGCGCCTATGTAGAAGCAGAAGAATTGTTTTAGAGGTGGCGAAAATGGCAGAAAAAAGAAAGACAAAGACTTCTTCGGCGGTAAAAAACCGCTATAATAATCGCGTGTACGGTTCTATTATCGTGCGCGTTCCGAAAGAGATGGCAGAAGCCTTCAAAGAAAAATGCGCCGCAACAGGTACGGCGCAAGCACAAGTTATCAAGAAAGCGATTGAACAGTTCTTGGCAGAATAAGCGAAACAACGGAGGGTGGCAGGATTTGCCGCCCTTTTTCTTTTGGAGAAAGGAGGAACGAGAATGCACAAGCATTTAACGTGGACGGATCGCCTTAAAATCGAAAAGGCATTGAAAGAGGGCTTGAAGCCCTGCAAAATTGCCGACCGCTTGCACGTACATAATACGACGATATACAGAGAATTAAAGCGCGGAACCTATACGCATTTGAATTCCGACTTAACAACGGAAGAACGTTATTCGCCGGAGATCGCGCAACAGCGATACGAAGAACACCTAAAAGCCAAAGGTGGAGAATTGAAGATCGGAAACGATTACGAATTAGCCGCCTTCATCGAAAAGAAAATCGGTGAAGAGGGATATTCACCCGCCGCTGTTATTGGAGAAATCAAACGGCTGGGGTTGACATTCAAAACGGAGATCAGCGAAAAGACAATTTATAATTACATCGACAAGGGCGTATTTTACGGGATCAGCCGCGAGAGCTTGCCGGAAAAAGGAAAGCGCAAACGGAAGTATGAAAAGGTGGAGAGGAAGAAAGCCGCCCGCACGTCGGCGGGCGAAAGCATAGAAAACCGCGATCCGGAAATAAACGAGCGAACGACCTTCGGGCATTGGGAAGGCGATTGCGTTTGCGGAAAGAAAAAGACAAAGGAAGCCTTGTTCGTACTTTCGGAGCGGTTGACGCGAAACGAAATCATTATGAAGATACCGGATCAGACTTCCGCCAGCATTGTGGCGGCGCTGAACAAGCTGGAACGCCGTTACGGGAAACGTTTTTCGCAGATATTCAAAAGCATAACTTTTGACAACGGATCGGAATTCGCAGATTGCGCCGGAATTGAACGTTCTGTTTATGGGAAAAACCGGAAGCGGACAAAGGCTTATTATTGCCACCCTTACAGCGCATACGAGCGGGGAACGAATGAGAATATAAACAAAATGATACGGCGGTTCTTGCCGAAAGGGACAGACTTCCGGAAAGTAACCGCCGCATATATTCGCCGCGTCGAAACGTGGATCAATAACTATCCGCGCGAAATTTTAGGATTTGCGACCGCAAGCGACCTGTTCGCCGCCCACCTTGCCGCCGCCTAAAAATATTTTTTAGTTTTTTCTGCTTTTACTCTTGACTTTTTCAAATGAAAGAAGTAACATTAAAAGCAGAGAAAGCCGAAACGGTTTTCCTGCTTTATTTTTTTATTCAGAGCGGCGAAAGGAGGCTTGAAAATGGACGGATATTCGTATTTGACGTTCGATCAGCGCCGCGAAATCGAAGCGCTATACAGCGACGGCGACAGAGTGGTGGACATTGCCGCGAAGATCGGAAGAAGCGTTGCCGCTATTTACGAAGAGCTTAAACGCGGGTACACGGGAGAGCTTGACGAAAACAAGCGTCCTGTATATAGCGCCGATCTTGCACAGACGACGGCACAAGAAAACATTAGGCGCAGGGGCAACAGACGCGCAGCAAATCAGTAATGGAAGGACGGCTATTCAATATGAGCAAAACAAACTTTGAAGCAATCACGGCGGGCGTGCAAGGGCTGGGGCGGTTCTTGCGTTCTCTTCCGATCATCGAAGCGCCGTGGGACACGGAATTTCAAAAGCGATATTGTAGCGGGTGCGCGGCGGAGAATTGCGACGCTTGCCCGAATGAGCGCTTCCGGAACAATCCGGAATGGTGGCTATCCCTTGAAGCGGATAGCGGGGTGGCGTTGTGAAGAGGAAACAAAGACGGATCGCGGCGGTTCTTTCGCTGGTGATCGTTGCGATCCCCTTTGCCGCCTTTATGCCGTGGAGCGGGACGGACGCGGCGGAGGAAATGCCGCACTTGTCGGCGGAGCCTTCGCCGATCATATCCCCTTTCCCGATCCTGACACTTGCGCCGGAAGAGGAAGAGCCGGAATACATACCGGACGCGGCAGAGGTTGAAGCGCTTGCGAAGATGCTTTACGGAGAAGCACGCGGGATCGCTTCGGATATGGAAAAAGCCGCGTGCGTTTGGTGCGTGCTGAACCGCGTTGACGATCCGCGCTTCCCCGACACGGTGCTGGAGGTTTTAGAAGCGCCCTATCAATTCGCCGGATATTCGGCGGATTATCCTGTTCTTCCGGAACTTGCGGCGCTGGCGGCTGACGTGCTGAAACGCTATCACGCAGAAAAAAACGGCGAAGAAAACGTCGGGCGGGTTCTTCCGGCTGAATACCTGTACTTCACGGGTGACGGGCGGAACAATCATTTCACGATCGGCTGGAAAGACGCTGAAACGTGGGATTGGAGCTTACAAAATCCTTACGACGATTAGAGAGGGGCGGCAATTATGGCAAAAGAAAAGAAGCGGGACAGCGGCTGGCAGTTCCCGAAGGCGCTTGAAATTGTGAAGTGCAAAGAGGGAAACAAAGAGTTTATGAAGGAACGTCCGGCGCGGCGACCGTTCGGGAACACGGTTCTTATTTGCGAATATCCGCTGGACGGCAACGCAATGCAGGAACCGAACGCGCGAATGATTACGTGGCGGCTTGCAAAGCGGGCGGCACGGGACTTCTTGCGCGTGTCCTTTATGACCTCGGCGATCGTAACGGCGACGAAGGCGGACAAGCCCTTCACCGTCGTTCGGGTTTACGGCAGATATTAACCGGAAAGGGGCTATTCAATATGGGTATAAAACAGGCGCTAAAAGAAGCGCGTGGGAATAGGTCGTTGAGAAGTTTTGCGCGGGAAATCGGAATATCGCACACACGCCTTGACAGCTTAGAGCGAGGATACGATCCGAGAACCGGAAAGAGCGTGAATATAACCATTGCAACACTTCAAAAAATTTCAAACGCAACAGGCGTTGATATTTCAACTCTTGTTTCGGAGGTGGAGAAGCAATGAATTTTGCTCAGAGGATAAAGGAAATTCGGAAAGGCATGGAAATGACGCAAAGCCAATTCGGCAAGTTCGTTGGAAAGGCGGAAAGCACGGTGCGGGCTTGGGAACTTGGTACGGCATTCCCTACTTGCAAAGTGCTAATAACCATCGCACAGAAAACCGGAAAAACAAGCGATTATTTGCTGGGTATATCCGACGAAAAGGAGGGCGGCGGCGGTGAATAGTGCGCTTCTATCTTCAAAGAAAATGGATTGGTGTACGCCGCAAGACTTCTTCGACCGTCTGAACGAGGAATTCGGCTTCGTGCTTGACGCGGCGGCGACCGACAAAACGGCAAAATGCCCGCTTTACTACACGCCGGAAACGGACGGGCTTTCGCAAAGTTGGGATCGCGGCGGTGCGGTTTTCTGCAATCCGCCCTACGGGCGCGAGATCGGCAAGTGGGTAAAGAAGGCATACGAAGAAGCGCGGGGGGGGTACGCCGTTGTACTGCTTATCCCAGCGCGGACGGATACGGCGTATTTTCACGATTACATATACGGGAAGGCGGAAATCCGGTTCGTTCGCGGGCGGCTTCGCTTCACGGACGACGACGGCAACGCCGCCGATCCAGCGCCCTTCCCTTCTATGGTAGTTATCTATAACGGGGAGCGGGTGAAAAATGAGTGAGAAGAACGGCTATATCTGTCTATTAGGCATTGATCCGAAGGAAGTTCAAAAGTGTAATGCTTCCGAATGCCCTACTTGCGGCTGGGAAGCGGCGGAAGCAGAGCGCCGGCGCGCCTACCTTCGCGAACACGGCTTGACGCTATGCGCGGACGGCTTGCGCCGTCTGATTATTCCAAAGAACGGAGGTAACGAAGAAATGAAATACAAAGTATGCGACCATTGCGGCGCACACCTTGACAACGGGGAAACGTGCGATTGCCAGAGGGACGCGGAGGAAACCGACAGCGACGAAGAAAGGAGCGCAAACAATGATCGGAATTAACGAGGTTGCAAGGCAAATTCACGAAAATGCCGTCGAACACGGCTGGTGGGACGAAAAGCGCGGCTTTCCGGAGATTATCGCGCTTATTCATTCGGAGGTATCCGAAGCGTTGGAGGAATACCGCAACGGGCGCTTGCCTACGGAGGTTTACACCGGAAACGGCGGCAAGCCGGAAGGAATACCGATCGAGCTTGCCGACGTGATTATCCGCATTTTCGATTATTGCGGGTATGCCGGAATTGACATTGACGCGGCTATTACGCAGAAGCACGAATACAACAAAACGCGCCCTTACAGGCACGGCGGGAAGAAGTGTTGATGATGGCGGCGGAGCAGGTAAACCACCCAGCGCATTACAACGCGGGCGGGATCGAGTGTATCGACGCACTGGAAGCGGCGACGATCGGGCTTGAAGGGATAGAAGCCTTCTGCACGGCAAACGCGATCAAATACTTATGGCGCTGGAAGCGGAAGAACGGCGAAGAAGATTTACAAAAGGCTATTTGGTACATTAACAGGATCATTGATCGAGCGGGAAAACCGCCCGAGGAAAGAAAGGGGCTTTTCGATATGACGGAAAACAAACACGGATTCGAGCCGAAACAGGAAATCACGATCGGCGGGATCGCCTTCACGATCATTCAGACCGCCGAAAGCTGGGTGAAGTGCATTGCTTCGGAGTGCGTCGGCGAAGGCACTTTCGACGTGCAGAACAGGAACGATTTTGCCGCGTCCGATATTCGCGAGTTCTTGAACGGTGAATTCTTGCACAAGTTGATCGCGGCGGGCGCGCCGGAAGCAATGTTCGAGTATTTCAACGTGGACTTGACCGCCGACGACGGCTTGAGGGACTACGGCGGAGATCGCGTCCGTGTCGGGCTTATCGCGTGCGACGAATACAGGCTTCTTCGCGGCAACATTCCGGCGCTTCCGGATACTTGGTGGTGGACAGCTACGCCGGACAGCCCGAAAAATCCTTACGTCCGCAACGTCGTTTCCGTCGGCGCGCTGTTCAGCTCCAGCGCGTGGTATGGGGGCGTGGGCGTTCGCCCGCTTTGCGTTCTGAAATCTGAAATCTTGAAATCTTACCTTGACGGGGATATGAAGAAGCGCGCCGAAGCGGTGGATATGATGAAGCATATTGCGGCGGCGTGGAACATTCAGCCGGAAGAGGTTTTCGAGGAAGGAAGGTAATTCACAATGACAATGTTTGAATTTATGCAAAACGCCTTCTTCCTGCTTTGCGGGATCGCCTGTATTGCGGTGGCGGTGCTGATCGTATATTGCGTAATCGTGGCAATTATCCGCACTTGCAGGATCGACAGGAAGAGAGGTAACGGAAATGGACGAAATCAAGATCGACGCGGCAACGCTTGAAGAAGCTGGCGCGGCAATCGGGTTTATGTTCGCCGCATTGCTTCGAGGCTTCAAAGACGGTATGGACGCTTACGACGTGATGGAGGCGGCAAACGATATTAAAGAGGTACACGAAACCGAAGAGCCGTTGAAGCGTGATCCGGTAAAAACTGAAATTGGGGATTGCCGGAAGTGCTGGTGCGATCAATGCGAACGGCTGGAGGAATGCGAGAAAATCCGCGAAGGATACACGCCGGACGGGATACGCCCTTTCCCGTGCGTCGGTTGTGCGGATGGAATGCGCTTCAAACCTTGCGAAGAAACGAAATGCGAAGATTTCGTGCAAGGCGAAGGGCTTAACAATGGATAGACAAAAAAAGAACCGTCCTGTATGGGCGTACAGGACGGTTCTTCCCCGTTGAGGGGCGCGCCGTTTAAGGCTATTCAATACATTTGTTATTATAGCACGAAGGTGGCTTCTTGTCAAAGGAAGGCGGCTTGACGTATGCAAAGGGTAAAAAGAAGGATATTTTCGGGCGTTGTGTGCGAACAGGAGGTTTTCAACGTATCGGACAGGCTTACCGATATAAAGAAGGCTGAACCGCGCCCGCGCTTCAAGACGGAAGAAGAACGAGAACAACACAGGATCGGAATTTCGAGGAGGAAACACGCGCGGCTGGTTAACGAAAACTTTTCCCCGCGTTCATTATATAGCACGCTGACGCTGGACGACGAAAACGAAGTACATACCTTCAAGGAAGCGAAGCGCATACGTGATCTATTCGTGCGGCGGCTGAAATATGCCTTTCCCGATGCCGTGATCTTTATTTATTTAGGACGCGGCAAGAACACGAACCGCATTCACGCGCATATGCTTTCGGACGGCGTGCCGGAAGAAGCGATCAAGAAGCAATGGATTTACGGAAGTATCGTCCGGATCAACCACTTGCGCGAACACAATTATTATGACGGCGTAGATCACGGGCAGGATTACACAGGGCTGGCGAATTATCTTTTCGACCATTGGACACCGGAGCAAGGCGGACACCGTTGGAAGCAAACGCGCAACGCGCGCAAGCCGGAACGAGAAACGCCGACCGTTGCAAAGAGGGTTTACACGGAGAGCAAACCGCCGCGCCCGCCGAAGGGATACATATTAGTAGAAACGAAAAGTACGAAGTACGGATACCTTTATTTTAAGTATGTGCTGGAGCCGCCGAAGCGAAAACGGAAGCGCGCGGCGAAGGACGGTGAAAGCTGATTTCGGATCGGCATTTATAAAGCCTTGTAAATGTGTAACGTTTGGCGACGAAGCACAGCTTCGATCAAGAAGAAGCCTTGAAGATAGATTTTCGTTTATTCCCCGTCGCCTGTTTATCAGAGATCACGAACGGATCAGCCCGTCAAGGTTGCGAAGCACGGCGAAGCCGCTTGACCTTGACAGGGTGAACCGTGAGTGATAGGAACATGGCGGCGACGGGGAAAGAAAATCTATCAAGGCGGCTTCCCTTTTCCACAATGACAGGCGGGGAAATGTGCATAACGGATCGGCGCGGGGTTTATTCCTTTGAGCCTGTTCCCCTCCCAGCGGGAGGGGCGGAGGGGTGGGAGAAAAAAGAGAGGAAGGAGGCGATCGACGGTGCTTGAATTGAACAGGCTTTACAATCTGGACTGTATGCAGGGAATGCGGGAGTTTCCGGACGGCTTCTTCGACCTTGCAATCGTCGATCCACCTTACGGGATCGGGATTGACGGACAGCGGAAACGGGTTTGCAGAAATCCGAAGCATAACCGGAAAGAGCATTCGCGGGAAGGATGGGACAGCAAGCCGCCGACCGAAGAATATTTCAGAGAGCTTGAACGGGTATCCAGAAATCAAGTTATATGGGGCGGGAATTACTTTGTTCCGATGCTGAAACAGGCGCATAAAGGCTGGCTTATATGGGACAAGGGGCAACGCAGGCTTTCAATGTCCGATTGCGAACTTGCTTATACCAGCTTCGACACGCCGACACGGATTTTCACCTTGAACCGCGTTGAATTGCAGAGAGAAGGGACGATCCACCCTACGCAAAAGCCCGTAAAGCTGTATGAATGGGTTTTGTCCCTGTTTGCCCGAAAAGGTATGAAGATTTTGGACACGCACGCCGGAAGCGCAAGTTCCCTTGTCGCTTGCCAGCGGATCGGCGGGCTTGATTATGTCGGGTTTGAAATCAACGAGAAATATTACACGGCGGCAAACAGGCGGCTTGAAGAAGAAAAAGCGCAAATGCGCCTGTTTGATCTGCTGGAGGAACAGGAAAAGGCGGCGCAAACGACGCTGTTTTGACGAAGGGAGGAAACACAATGCAGAAAAAGACGCTTTACCTTGCGGGGAAGATCACGGGCGATCCGTTCTACCGCTCAAAATTCTATGAAGCGCAGAAGAAGCTGGAGGACGGCGGCTTTATTGTCGTCAATCCGGCGTTACTGCCTTCGGAGGGCTTCACGTGGGAAGCCTATATGCGAATGTCGGGCGCAATGCTGACCGAATGCGCCGAAATCTGTTTCCTTCCGGACTGGAAAGAGAGCAAAGGCGCAAAATACGAGTTCGGCGAAGCGATCGCGCAGAACAAGCCCTTTTTCTTCTTCGAGGATTGGGAGGTGAAGCAAAATGCGGAAAAATAGCACGCTTCCCCTTCCCGTTCCTACGGAAGCCGAAGAACAAATTGCGCTTTTTGAATGGGCGGCGCTTCAATCGGGGCGCTTTCCGGAATTGGCGCTTTTGTATCACGTTCCGAACGGTGGAAGCCGAAACAAAATCGAAGCGGCGCGCCTTCGGGCGCAGGGCGTAAAATCCGGCGTTCCCGATCTATGCCTTCCCGTTGCACGCGGCGGAAATCACGGGCTTTACATCGAGCTTAAACGACAGCGCGGCGGAAGGATCAGCGAAGAACAGGTGCGCTGGATCGACGGGCTTTTGAAACAGGGTTACGCGGCGGCGATCTGCAAGGGATGGCAGGAAGCCGCAGACGTAATTATCGACTATCTACGGCGAGAAACGGAGGGCTGAAAATGGCGAAGAAAAAAACGGGCATTTCCGAAGAGTTGCGCGAAGCAATCAACGAAGCCGCCCGCGCGGGTGCTTATGAAGCGTACAAGGACACGGCGGGCGCTTATGTCAATTACTTCAAGGCTATGGAAACGCTTTTGTATAACTACAAGAAGCTGGCGGCGCTTGTCGCTGATGAAGAAGGCTATTGCGAAGTGGAGTATCACGCAGGGCGAAAGACCTTCGCGGTGGGCAGTAAAAGCACGGGATACTACGAGCAGAAAACCGAAGCCGATATTGTCGAGGAAATGCGGGAAGAAAAAAGGCGGCAATATCGGGAAACGAAGTACGGCTTCGAGCGATTGGAGAGGGCTATAAACCTTTACCGCGATCGCAAGGAATTCACGGTTGTTCGTATGTACTACTTCGGCGAGGACTACGAAGGCAGACCGCGCGAGAGCGGCAAGCCCTACACGTGGGAAGAGCTATCGGCAGAGCTTGAAGAAGCGGGCGTATTGAAAGGCGTAAAGACAGCTACCAGATGGCGGAACAAGATCGTAAACGATATGGCGGTATGCGTATTCGGGATCGCGGCGGCGGTGAGCGCGGCGACCTATCGGCGCAAACAGGGCGAATAAGTGTCCTTTTTGGGGAAATCTTTGGGGTTGGACAGGACAATATCAATATGCTATACTGTTTACGATGAATTCTTACGCAATACACATACGCGCGAATAGCGCCTTTTCGGAGCAATCCGGAAGGGCGCTTTTATTATGCACGGGAAAGGAAGGTGCGAGTATGAAGCCGTGGGCAGAGCAGTTCTATAACAGCGACGCTTGGCACGCTTGCCGCGATGCCTTCTTGCAATCGAAGGGCTACTTGTGCGAACGTTGTTCTACGCCGCACGATCCCGTTGTTGCAAAGATAGCACATCACAAAACATACTTGACGAAGCAGAACGTAAACGATCCGAACGTTGCGCTTTCGTGGGACAATCTCGAAGCTCTTTGTCAAGACTGCCATAACAAAGAACACCATCGATCGAAGCGGAAAAAAAGATATTCGTTTGACGAAAACGGAAACGTGATACTCCCCCCTATTCGCCGAGAATTTAGGGAGGGTGAAACACCGAGGGCGGGAGGTTAATTTTACTCCGCAGGCGCGCGCATAACGGGTGTACGCGAAAAAGGGGTGTAGGTATCCGCCGAAAAGGGGTGATATTTATGGCGACAAAGAAGGAGTTAACGAAAGATCAAAAGATTAAGAGAGAGATAAACCGATTGAAGAGGGTTTTCCGCGACTTGGATAAAAACAAGTTGCAGACCGTCGAAAGCCTTATCCGCAACGCCGCATTTATGGCGGTATCCCTTGAAGAGTTGCAGGAAATCATAAACGAAGAGGGCTACACCGTCGAATACCAAAACGGCGCAAATCAGAGCGGGACGAAGCAAAGCGACGCAGTAAAAACGCATATCGCTATGACGAAAAATCACGCCGCCATAATAAAACAGCTTTGCGAGCTTGTGCCGCCCGAAAAGAAAAAAGAAAGCCGTCTGCAAGCCTTGCGGGACGAATAAAAATGCCGTTTTCAAATTACATTTACGAGTATTACGACGGCATAACGACGGGAAAAATTGTCGTCGGAAAATGGGTGCGGCTGATTTATGAATACATCGTTAGCGGGCTTCAAAACGGGCTTTTTCTTTTCAACGCAAAGAAGGCGAACAAGGCGATCCGGTTTATCGAAAACTTTTGCCACCATTGCGAGGGGCGAACCGATCTTTTGAAATTGGAGCTATGGCAGAAAGCGGCGGTATCGCTGATCTTCGGGATAGTTGACGAAGATAACGTGCGGATATTCCGCGAAGTCTTTATTGTGATCGGGCGGAAAAACGGCAAAACGCTTTTCGCGTCCGCCGTGATCGCGTATATGGCATATCTTGACGGCGAATACGGGGCGAAGATTTATTGCCTTGCGCCGAAGCTGGAACAAGCGAACATCGTTTACGATAACTTCTTCCAGATGATTAAAAAAGAACCGGAGCTTTCGGAGCTTGCGAAGAAGCGCCGTTCGGATATTTACATCGAGGAAAGCAACACGTCGATAAAGCCGCTTGCGTTCAACGCGAAGAAATCGGACGGCTTCAATCCGCATTTAGTCGTGAACGATGAAGTCGCATCTTGGCGCGGCGACGGCGGCTTGAAGCAATACGAAGTAATGAAATCCGCGCTTGGCGCGCGCCGCCAGCCGCTGATCTTGTCTATCAGTACGGCGGGATATGAAAACGACGGTATCTTCGACGAATTGATGGCACGATCTACGGCGTTTCTAAAAGGCGGAAGCAAGGAACGCCGCCTTCTTCCCCTGCTTTATATGATTGACGATGTAGAGAAATGGAACGACCTTGAAGAGCTTAAAAAAGCAAATCCGAATATGGGCGTTTC